GTAAGCTCTAACTACACTAATGGAGATGAAAAACAAGAAGGTGATATCATCATCTTGACTGGTGTAACCGGTCGCGCTCAACCTTGGATCCATACTGGTGGAGCTGGTGGTACAGATGCAGACTTCACAGAAATCGAAGGTCAATCCGTAAGCGATGCAGAAGTTCGCGCAGCCTTGAGAGCATCTTCCGGAATCGATTATAATGCTTCTACTGGTGAGTTCACTGCTGATCAGGGTGAGATCCGTGGATTCTTCTCTGCTGGTACTGGTTTATCTTACGATGGTTCGAATGGTGCATTCTCATTGAATGTCGATTCAGATGGTATCTCCGAAGGTGTTTCTAACTTGTACTTCAGCGAAAGCCGCTCGAGAAATTCTATCAGTGTAACTGGTAACGGTATCTCTTACAATAGCGGAACGGGTGTTATCTCATTGGCTGTAGATACCGATGATATAACCGAGCAGGATGGAGCTACGAATCAGTTCTTCACTCAAGCTCGCGCTCGCGGAGCTGTATCTGTAACGGGTGCAGGCTTGAGCTATACGAGTTCTACTGGTGTTTTCGAGTTAACTGCTGACACTGGAGATATCGCTGAGAACGGTAACCTATACTTCACCGATGCACGCGCAAAAAGTGCTATCACTATCAAGTCTGTAACGGGTCCGGATGTTCAACTTCTAGTAAAAGAAGCGAACGGAGATCTCTCTGTACAGTTATCTGATATCTTCGCTGAGTTCGTAGCAGGTCAAGGCTTGAGCTACTCGAATGGTGAATACGCTCTCGATGCGAATACAGATGATATCGTAGAGGCCGCTGGTGCTTCGAACCTATTCTTCACCGATTCAAGAGCTCGCGGAGCTATCTCTGCGGATCCTGCTGCTGGAAACCTTGCTCAGTATGATTCTTCTACTGGTGAGATCTTGGTAGATATCGGAGACTTCCGAAAGGAGTTCGCTCCTCAGAATCTAACCGCGAATACCTTCGCTACCTTAAATCATGGATTGGGTAAGAAGATCGTTCACGTTTCAGCTTATGACTCAAGCGGAAACTTGGTTCAATTGGATGTCCAACTCGTAGATAATAATAACGTGAAGGTCAAATCAGTTATCAACGTAACTGGTGCTCAGATCGTTGTATCTTTGTAATCCCTCGCTTTTCCCATAATGAAGGGGAGTTCGTACCTCGCTTCCCTTCCCCCCCGATCCTCTCGGGGGTTTTTTTTGTCTTGCGAATGGGGTTAGATTCGTTTATACTTTGAGAGGGTAGGGTCGCTCCCGTAACAGCAGAATAACCCGTTACTAATCCAATATTCTTTTTTTCATGGTGTTACTATGTCAACAATTACAAATAATGGCTTGGTCGGTGATCTGCGACTAGCCCAAATGATCTCTCAAGAAATTCGCTTGCTCCTGAAGGACAGCGTAAACCTCCGAAACACTCCATTCATGGACTTCGTAGGATCTATTAATGGCCTTGGTTCTGATACTGTTCGAGTTCGTAAAGCGTTTCTCGATGGTGAATCAGACTTCTCCCAGTTTACTGGTGCTACCGAAGGGGATGCAGTATCTGATAAAGCTTTGGTAGATGGCCACGTAGATGTCGTAGTAAAGCGTAATGCTTTGGCTTACTCAATTACTGATATGGCTTCTATGACTGGCATGGGTGCCGGTGATATCGATCCGTTCCGTATTGCTGAACATATCGCTAAGTCTTACGATGCTTTGTTTGCTAAGTTAACAGCTGCTTTGTTCACTGGATTCACCGCTCAAAAAGGTGCTACTTCCGCGATGACTGTAGATGTTTTCGTAGATTGTATCCAAACTTTGGAAGCTGCCGGTTCTAATAAAGGTGCTCCGGGTCCTTACGTATGTGTATTGCATCCTGCTCAGTTCGCAGAGCTTCAAGATTCAATCCGTAACGAGACTAATGGTATCGTTCAGTTCATTCCAGCTTCTTATGATGCTATCTCAGCTAAGGGATCTCATTATAAAGGTTCTTACTTGGGTGTCGAGATCTACACTAGCTCTTACGTGTTGGATAATTCTTCTAACTATCAAGGTGCTATGTTTGCTGCAGGTGCTATCGGTTATGCTTCAGGTATGCCAGCTGCCCTTCCGGGTGCTGCTCAGACTATGGAGATGGGCGAAGTAATGGTAGAGATGGATCGCGATGCTACTAAAGCTTTGACTCGTATCGTGGGCCATTGCTACTTGGGTATGGCTATCATCGATGATGATCGCGGTGTCGAGATCGCTACTTTAGTATAATCTAGTCGATTATTTTCCTTGGTTAAGGGGAGAGGGTTTTCTCTCTCCTCTTTTCCTACATTTTAAACGAGGTACAAAACATGAGTAATAATTACACTCCCCAACCATGGGCTCCTCAGCGAGCGAATCCCCAACAGGTTCTTCCAGAACCTCCTAATCATCCGTTCTATTATAAATGGCATCCTTCGAACTGGATGTTTCATTACTTCGATGTCGAAGTCAAGAGCGGAAAGAGTACGAAGATAGAGAAGAAGGGATTCTTCATCCCCAATGTTCGAATGGAATATATTGTTCCGGGTGTAAACGGAATCCACCAGATCTCTGGAGAGCTTGGTAATCCGGGTTCTCGAATCGGTAAGCTCCAACAGGATGGATGGGTATATCTCAACCCGGAGCGGTTCCAATACATTAATGTTTATCGGGTTCGAGGTGGTCGATACCATTCTCCAATCTGGGAGAACGTTCGAACCGTAGGAAACCGAGTTATTAAGAAGTTTGATAGTGATGCCTTCCGAAAGTGGAGCGCGAAGCTCGTACTCGATGGAACTCTATCTCCTATCGAATCTCACTTCTGGGAACTCGAAACGATAACGCACCAGAAAACCATCGATCGCTTGGCTCCATCCCAACATATCCCCGAAGTTAAAATCAAGATGAATCAAGCTTACAAACTCAAAGATGATATGATAGAATGTATTCAACGATTCGAACTCAATGGGATCGAAATATATAGAGAGTTATTCTAATGTCTACCAGTATACCATACGCTCCGCAAATCAAGATCCCAGAGCTCCTCGAGCGAGGGAAAGCGAATACGAGTACACTCCCCATCTATCGCGATGGTGCTCTCGTGGTTCCGGATGCGGTTCGGTATACTCTCATCAAACCAGATCAAACCAAGTTAATCGATAATGCTACTGCTTCCTATCCTGCTAATGTTCCTACTTACGTTCATTCAGCAGGGATTATGGATGAATCGCTCATCCTCGGGGAAGGCTACCTTCAAGAGTGGAAGATTACAATTGTAGGAGAGGAGTATATCTTCCGGAGAATGGCTTCCGTAGTCCTCCGGAGGCTATACCCAGTAGTATCGGATGCTGATATTACTTCTACGTATTCTCAGCTCGCAGATATTAGACCTTCGAACCTATCCTCCTATCAAACGTATATCGATGAAGCTTGGTACAATATGCTTCAGAGAATGAGACAAGAGGGAGGAGGATTGGAGTATCTTGTAATGTCTCCAGAGGCCTTCCGCGCAGCTCATCAGAATCTATCCCTCTATTATATCTTCCGAGACTTCCATTCCTCTCTTGGACAATCGAACGGGAGATATCTGGATCTCGCGAATGAACACTTCAGACAATATAATGATGAGTGGAAGCGGATTAACTTCATCTATGATCATGATCATAATGGTCTATCCGAGCAGCCAAATAACCGGATAGCTAAACAACCGGTAATATTTCTATCCAATCCAGGAAGATTCGGTTCGTTCCGGAGAAGAAGATAATGCCCCAATCCCTCTCCAGCATCCGAAAGCAGATAGCCGCGAAAGTAGCCGCGATTACTGGATTCAAAGAATCGAACCATACTCCAGATTACTTCGGTAGAACTGAGAACACGATCGCGAATAAGGCCTTCGCGGTAGGTGTAGCGAACTCAGTAGCGATGGAGGAGAGACAACGGAGAGGAATCGGGGTCTATATGTCTACTCCGATGATTGTTACCTTCGCGTATCGATTGAGACCGCTCGATGTCTATCCTACTGATTACGATCTCGCTCTCGATACTGAGCAGGAAGTTATCCAGGGGATTCTCGGAACGTATACTCTCGATAATGCGTTCACGATCCGATATCTCCAGTCTCAAAGAGTCGTAACCGATTCTCAGGAATATATAATCATTTCTCTAACGTTCAATATCTTACACACAATCTAATATATTCGGATAGAATATAAATCATAACACAGGAGGCCGCGATGGCTTATTCAGTAGTTCCAAAGACTAAACGCGATGGTCTTATTACTCTAATCGATGGAACGGGAGTTCCAGTTACTCTCGAAGTAGCCTACGAAGATGGTAACTTTACCTTCTCAGATCCTCAGCAGTTCTCGGAGCTCGTAGTAATGGATCGCGGTAACTTCGCAGCGATTCGGAAGCAAGATGAGCAAGCGAAAACAGGTTCATTCTCATTCCACTTCCGACAATTTACGGATGGAAGCGAGGCCGGTTCGGTTCGTGACTTCATCAATCAAGCTGGTAACTACTCCGGTAATACTTCAACGGGTGGAGCTGGTGTTCCTTATATTGAGCATTACTGTATCGATATCAAATATACCGCGGATGGAACTACGTTCGGAGATGATGGAGATCACACAGTTACTCTCGCTAAATGCGTATGCTCTTTGGACTTCTCAGAGGGAGATCCTTCGAGCTTTACTTTGAACTTTACTTGTTATGGTGGAGTAACCGTTACAGGCCCAGCATAATCTATTCTAATCCATAGGAGGTACTAATGGAATTAGACTTGAAAAAACTCGGGAAGCATGAATCAAGGCTCCCGAGTTCTATTGCAACTTGTTTAGACTTCGTGAGCATCTGGGGATCGAATCCCAATCGAGCTCAACTGGGGAGGCTATGCGCAGCTTCTATCGCTCTATGCGTAGATCACGCGCGAATCCTCCCAGCCTATCCGATCTCCTCTGGGGATCCCATCGCGTATGGCCATAAGGTTCTCGATAGGCTACTGGAGAACGGAGTATCTCCGAGCGCAGTATATGAGATGGGGAGTTCTCTTCTGGTGGAGATGATGAAGATTATCCCTTCGGAAGATGAGGTCGAAGAGCGCGCAAATTTTACGCAAGCTCCCGAGGATGGTTAGATTATCTTGCTCTCCAGGTTGCTCTCCGATGGGGGAAGGATCCTGACTGGTTCTATACCCTCTCCGAAGATCTCCGAATCTCAGTTCTCGCGGAATATCGATTATCCAATGAATCTCCAGAATCAAGAAAGGATAGACAAGAAGCGATAAAAAGGGCTAGAATGGAAGAGATGATTCGGAGAGCGCAGAGATGAGCACAAAAATAACCACGGGTAGAGCTGGAGTAGTAATCGATACAGATCTCCAGCAGTTTTATACTGGATTCATCGATAAGGTAGCTCCGAACGCGCGAGCTATCATCGATGGAACCCTCGAGCAGATTGAGCGCGAAGCGATTCGAGATTGGCCAGTACGGAAGCCAGAAATAACCCGAGATCGC